CGCCAGCTACCGAGAGGGGGAATGACGTCTCACGACATTATTCTTGCCCTAGACCAAAGCTTAACCAAGCCAGGTCCAAGCCCATTTTACTACGACGGCATGGGGATCCGTATACCAACCGGGTTCCGCAGCTCTATCCAATTTTCCAATCGGATTCGAGTACGGCCCGTCGAATGTGATTACTTCTTCACCATGATGGTTAGAAGCTCGCATACTTTTGGGCAACTGCTTCCTTAGCAGCTCCTCCCAATTGGGAGGTTGTCGCTCCAGACATGGAGACGAACAAACAAGTACACGGTGTTCAAATCGCTGGAAAGCGGAATTCCACTTTCTTTTGAAGAAAACATCATTACTAGCGCTAGGTGAAATTACCTTTATCGAACCAGGAAGGTCGATATTGGTCCTAGGAAAGACATAGCCTCCCTCCTCTTCAATGACTTGTAGAAGAGAGTAAGACTCTGCGTATCCAAATTTAGCTATAAACAAATTAGCTAAATCCGCGTTAGTCACAATCGAAGTATGAGACTTATCTAGGAACTTCCTTACTCGAACAGGGGTAACATCCACACCATTGTGGTAGTCACCTCCGCAAGATTCTCGGAAGGGTCCTTTGACATAGGACTTGTCACGATTGACTTTAAGGCCAACCTTCTCAAGCCCCATCATCACCAACTCAACTGAGTCGCTATCAGTGATGATATCGTCTCCGTACACGTACACGTCCGGGTACTTCTTCAAGCCCCGTGATATACGTAGGGTTGCCACCGCACACGCCCAAAAGACGAGTGCTTCAACTGGAAAGCAACAAGAACTACCCATAGGGGCAAACTTGTTTAGCTTTACAACCTCACCATTAGGGAGTTCCGTCTCCTCGGAGCGACAAGCTTCGAGGCACTCAAACCAATTCGGTGGAAAAACACGCCGAACAAGTTCGAGCGAAACGCGGTCACTCGCATCCGATAAATCGATCGTTGCCAGGTTAAGCTCACCTTTCGATGAACGTCGCGCCAGCTCCTGATTTATCGTCTGATCGATAAAGTTAATTCGACCAGAAGTAAGATCGTGGGCCTCTAGGGTTTCGTATAATTTCCTCATGATCCCCTGCTGAATGTACATAAATTCAGCAGGTTCACACGAGATTACACGTGGCCCCCGAGAATCCTTAGGCACAAGACATACCCGTGCCCGTGGGACCGACTCAGTGTCACTACCCCTCAACCTCTCGTACTCATCAACCAGATGAGTATAAGAGAAAAAGAAATAGTCAGAATATGGATAAACATTATCGAGCTTCTCAAAATATTTGAGGGCCCGGTGGTGCTTTTTCCAATTAGGAGTACGGCAAGCAGTTGCACCGCTGCCGTGAGTGGGAACAATATCATGAGGGTCTGAATTACAAAGGACCCTCTTAATGATTCGCCCCATCTCCCCGACGATAACGTCGCGATCAATGTCGACGCTATCAAAGAGAGATAACAGATCCAGATCGGTTTGTCTAAACCGAGCAAGGAACTGTAGCTCCATTTCTTCACCATAGTCTACCTCCAGCTTATAGAAGATGAGCGTCAGCTGACGCACACAATCTACGGCTAAAGAGTCGCCCTTCAACGCAGCTTCAACCGCGTTACCGAGGAAAACCGGAATCTTTGAGGACTCAGGAAAACTGAATCCGAGATCCCGATCCAACGTAACGTCCTTCCGAAGTTCAAAACCTTCGGGTGGAGTCCACTCATTTGTAGAGTGGTATCGGTCTAAGCACTTCCCAATTCTGGGAAGCACTACTGTAATGAAGGTCAAACCCTCATTCTCGAACCTACGCCTAAAAGTCCGTAAATCGAACTCCTCGACGAAAGGCTCGTAGCGTTGGTTACTCGCCAGGTTCTCCCATAACAGGAGAAGGCTTTTCAGGTTACCGTTCATATGAATGGACACCTCCGAAGAGCATCCCTAGCATGGACCAAGTTGTACACACAGAAGTAATGGGCATATACCCAGGTACAGCTGCCGCTATCGTCTTAAAACGAGATATACTAATTCTCGTTGTTAAGCACAGCGGTCACGTTCGCATTCGTCCCACCTTCGATAAGAAAATCAATTAATTGATTCACCATCTCGATGAAGACAACGTTCGTGAGCGCCGTACTGGGTGGACGACTAATCACCAGATAAACTGATGCAGTCGCCGGCACAAGGAGAGCATCGACTTCAGTTCTGTCGAGGCGAACCAAGTGTCTTTCCGTTCCGTCCTTGAGAGTCTCGTGAGAGACGATAAGAGTTTTCTTGCTCGGGAGTGTTAACCCCTGAACAGAGAATTCCGACCTGCCGATATCCGCTGCCTTCAGCACAAAAGCTGTGGTGTTGGTATCGACATCGGTCGGGGAATCCTTACTCAAGGTCTGTGTTGTGGCAAGTGCCATGATCGGAAGCTCCTCCCTCATAATGAGGGTTGTTAAAGAAAGGATGGCCTAGATAACTAGGTTGACCCTTCCCGTGTTATTGTTGACCGGTTACTATGGGTCACATAGCTCGGTTTCATGCAAAGAGCTCATACGAACTCCCCGCACAACCCCAGCCTTAGCGTCTGCTGAGGAGAGTGACCAAACTTACGCCGAGCGCAGCTTGGTTTAACGACGGCATTTTCCACCCCAAACCTTGCAAAGAGGCAAAGTCCGGATAGATGGGCATGCGGTGAAAAGTATTCTTCACATTGCATGCCCCAGACGACGTAGGGCGCGTGGTGTAAGTGCCATCATTGGCACGGATCCAGCGCCACTGGATATTAGTGATTTCCTTGTAAGACACATAAGCGTCAACAAGGACGATCGGTAACTCCAAGGCATCAACTTTGTAACGCGCCAGAAAACCTCCAACGTTGAAAAACCAATCAACGACAAAGGAAAACGGGATCGCGTCCCAGATGATGCGTGGATTCAGCTCAAAGCCCATCGAGTCTAAAAGTGCTCGAAGGACTAAATCCAGGGAACCTATCACAGCAAGAGGCTGTGGAGCATAGGTTATAGAAACTGTCGCCTTTCGTTGACAGTTAGCAGTCCATGTACACGTGTGAGAACCACTCGGGTACACAGTCGTTCCGCTCGCAGAGGTCGGAAGTCCAGTATTGTAGTTGGAGCCTGTTTGATACAGAGTCCCCAATTTTGACTGGAAATCAGCGATCTTCTTCCTCAGATTCAGCACGCCGTCGATCAAATCGGTCAGGTCAGCCACAGTTGGCTTCCATCCAAATTTGTACGCGACGAACTTCTCAGGAATCGAATCAACAACATCTTTTTTCGTAGCATTCTTCACGGTTTTTATATACCGTGGAAAATCCTTCGATCTTTTCTTCCATAGCTCGTACAACGAAAACAACTCATCAATGTCCAAAAGGAAATTGGGAATTGACACCGTTGTAAGATCAGGCTGGGCACGACTAAAATATTCGTTCATCCAAGCCTGTGCATTGGCGCCAAGAACGGCTGCTCCGGTTTGAACCAGAGCTGAGTTCGCGGCGTTGACTATGGTAGTCCTAGCGTTACACGCGTTGGCATGGTGGCCACGGTATTCCGTGGTCCATCCACTTGGGCTCACCAAATTTAAATTCAGTGGGTCCGTGCCTCCAGTGTACCAGAAACGCTCCTTGGTGTGGTAGCAGTAATTCGACTTTGCGCGCTGATTAGCTCGCTTAGTCGTATAAACGATTTGTTCCCCGTTTACGCCGTAGGTGTAGGAGCCGTTTGAAAACGTGCTCTGCAGAACGTGACTCGCATCATAATTCGAGTTCACGCTCACACTCACGACATTATTAGGGTAACTCCTCGTCTTCACTTTTGGTGAACCTGCCATTACTTCCATTGAGACTGTTTCCTTTCTGGACAAAAAGATGTAACCTCTATCACTTGGGCTCTCGCCCTGTAAGGATCCCTCCC